GTATTGGTGATCTACGTAGATATATTCTACAGCAGAAAGAAATCATCGCCTATTACGAGAAAGCTGTTCAACCTACCCCGACGGAGTAATTTATTATGAAATTATACACAATTGGGTGCTCTCATACCCATGGCCATGAAGGTGCGCTTGGTCCAAACTATAGAGAGCAAAACTGGGCCGCAAGACTCTTTAAAATGTTAAAGGGAAAAGACTCTCATGATTATTGGCACGACAATTCCATGTCAGGATGCAATAATAAATTACTGTGTTCAAATGTAGTAAATGATTTGTCTTCTGATATGCGGCCAGATCATGCTGTTATACAATTTACGTATCCTACTAGGTTTTGGACTCCCCACTCTAGCGAAGGCGCAGATCAGAATCATCTGAGGAGTTTGAAAAACTTTGGTCAGCCATACACGTTTGGTAAATTTCATCAGCCAGATGGTACATATACATATACTCAAGGCGATGGATTTGGTTGTGATCCAAAAGAAACAATTACCAACATTGATGTAGAGTTTTATAAGCAGTATTACCGTGGTCGAGTACCTCAACAAGCTGCAACTGTTCATATGATGACAGATATTAAACTCATACAGACATTTTTGAAGAGCATTGATATTCCATATACACTTATAGTCTGGCCAAGGATTTTTGCCATTTGCTATAATAATGTTGAAAAAACTATTGATCATTCCACTGTGTTAAACTATGATAACGGTGAATACTTTGACATGGATAAACTAATGCCGAGCCATGGACATCATTATCCCAAGCACAATAGACATTTTCGTGCTGATGCTCAGCAGTTTATAGCCGAATCTGTTTATAAACATATTACGATGGGGACCAAATTAGTCCCAAGGCATAAGATGCATACTTCTAACGAAGTATTTATTGACTCAGTGTATTAATGAACCTATACACAACTGGGTGTTCTCATACCCACGGAACAGAAGATACATTAGGACCTAACTATAGAGAGCAAAACTGGGCTGCAAGACTCTTTAAAATGTTTGCTGGCCGTGATGAGGTTGCGTTTCGCATTCCATATTCTATAAAAAACTCTATTAATATAACTTTAGTTGGCGATAGTATTTGGTTTGATAATTCTGTACCAGGTAGTAATAATGCAAATATCGTATCGCGGATTGTAAATGATATATGTGGTCGGCAAATAAGGCCAGATCATGCTGTCATACAATTCACACATCCTACTAGGTTCTGGACACCACTTAATAGTAGTTATGGCGATGTTCAAATAACAATCGGTGATCCATATACTTTTGGCACAATGCACCAACCCAATGGAAAGCACGCAACAAATAAATCAGAAGATGATCATCGACATGGTACCAATCCTCTAAACTCTAGAACATTTCACGACAAGGCTTTCTATGATGAGTACTTTAAGGGACCTGCAGCTCAGCGAACAGCAACCCTTCACATGTTTTCAGAGATTAAACTGGTAGAGACATTATTGAAGAGTTTAAATATACCTCACACTTTTATTATATGGCCTCGTGTGTATTCGACATGTTATACTGCCGTCGAAAGTGCCATTGATCATTCAAGGATTTTAAACTATGATGATGGAATATATTATGAGATGGATAAACTAATGCCCACTTACGGATACAAGTTTCCCTCATATAGTCTACATTATTTTCCAGATGGTCATCAGTTTATAGCCGAATCTGTCTACAACCATATCCTTTCAGGAAAGAAACTTGTCCCCAACGGAACAATTGAATCGTCAGAAACATTTGTTGACTCGGTGTACTGATGCTATTATATACTACCGGTTGTTCTCATACTCATGGTTCGGGATCGGCTTTAGGTCGACAATATAGGAGTAAAAACTGGGCAGCTAAGCTGGCTAAAAAATTGGACGCAGAATGGATTGACACATCAAAACCTGGCAATAATAATATGATGATTCGGTCTCGATTTATAAAAAATGTATATGGTAGGGATATTAAACCAGATCATGCTGTCATACAATTTACGTATCCCAGTAGATACTGGACACCTGGTACATATCATCAGCCCAATTATAACGAATCAAAATTAAAAGCCTGCGCAATTCACATGATGAATGAAATTAAACAGTTTGAAATTGTTTTAAAAAGTGTGGGTGTATCATACACGTTTATCATTTGGCCAAGTTTATTTCCTGAGTGCTATAGTAAGGTCGAAGCAAGTTTTGACCATTCGAGGATTTTAAACTATGATGGCAAACACTTTGGTATGGACGGTTTGCTTCAAACTCACGGATTTCAATATCCTCGACACCAGCTAGACGCAGCCAATCATTTTGAAGAAGATGCTCATTTTAAAGAAGATGCTCAAGAGTTTCTTGCCGATGCAGTCTACAACCACATTGTAGCTGGGACAAAACTGACCCCAAATGGCGAGATGCCAACATCAGAATTGTTTGTGGATCAACTTTATTAAATAAAATAAAATAAAAATATTCTACCACGCATTTTATGCGTTTCCCGCATCTGGTAAATGCTATATAATAGTTCCATCATACATCAGAGAAGAGTAAAAGCGCATGAATGAAATAGTTGCATTCCCGAAGTTTGTAATCAAACGCGATGGCTCAACGGAGCCATTTACTGTAGAAAAGATCGTCGAGGCTGTTCAGAAAGCTATGACGTCTATTAATATCCGCAGCAAGAACCTATCCCAAGAAATTGCAGATGAAGTAGTGATCCGCTTAGACGAGCAGGATCCTCCCATCGATGTGGACATTGTTCACAAACTGGTAGAGAATGTTATTATGGATATGGGTCTTCATGACCTTGCCCGTGAATATATTGTATACAGATCAAATAACATGCCCGACGTCTTCCGTAAGAGAGTAGCTCTTAAGCCATATGAATATCCTCAGCTGCTTGAGTATGTTGATGCCATCCGGCACTCATATTGGGTGCACACAGAATTTAACTATTCATCTGATATCCAAGATATGAAGGTCAATCTGACTGAGCACGAGGCATCTGTTGTTGAGAAAGCCATGCTAGCTATCTCACAGATCGAAGTGCAAGTTAAGACGTTCTGGACTAAGATTGGTGACAAGATGCCAAAGCCTGAAATCCAAGCTGTCGGTGTAACCTTTGGTGAATCTGAAGTACGTCATGCTGATGCATATTCCCACTTGTTAGAAATGATGGGTCTGAACGAACGCTTTGAGACGCTGACAGAAGTACCAGCTATGAGAAAGCGCATCGACTATCTTGAGCGCGCTATGGCAACTCCTGTAGATAATAAAGACTATTTCCACAATATCGTTCTGTTCTCTATGTTTATCGAGAACGTATCGTTGTTCAGCCAGTTCCTTATTATGATGGCATTTAACAAGCATAAGAACGTCTTAAAGGGTATTTCTAACGCCGTAGAAGCGACCTCCAAGGAAGAAGACGTTCATGCACGCTTTGGCTTTGATCTGGTTAATATTATCAAGGCAGAGAACCCCACATGGTTTGATAAAGACGCAACAACCACAATTAACTCGTTGTGCCGCCAAGCATTCAAAGCTGAGTCTGATATTGTTGATTGGATCTATGGCGAAGCTGACTTAGACTTCTTACCTAAAGAAACAGTTAAAGAGTTCCTCAAGCAACGATTTAATCAATCGCTTGTTGCCATAGGCCAGAAACCATTGTACACTGTAGATCCACAAGCGATTGAAGATACTCAATGGTTCATTGAAGAGACATTGAGTACAAAGAACGTCGACTTCTTCGTGAAGCGCTCGACAGCGTATTCCAAGAAGAGTAAAGCGTTCACATCAGACGATCTATTTTAGGAGAAGTGAATGTCATTTGATTGGCTAAACGAACAATCACGCACGTTCTTGAGTAGGGGGTATTTACTTCCTGGTCAGAGCGCAGAAGACCGTATCCGACTAATTGCGGATACAGCTGAAAAACATTTGGGTGTCAAAGGATATGCAGATAAGTTTTATGATTACATGAGCCGTGGTTTCTATTCGTTAGCATCTCCTGTGTGGTCTAACTATGGTACTGACCGTGGGTTACCTGTGTCGTGCTTTGGCTCCTTTATTGATGACCACATGGAATCTATTCTTGAGGGTCATGCTGAGAATGGTATGTTGATGAAGTCTGGTGGTGGTACATCTGGTTTCTTTGGAGCTCTTCGTGGTAGAGGTGCACCTATTACAAACAATGGTGAATCGTTTGGTGCTGTACACTTTATGGAGATGTACGACAAGCTAGCTTCTGTGGTATCTCAGGGTTCTGTTCGCCGTGGGTTCTTCTCACCTTATCTTCCTATTGAACATCCAGATGCAAGTGAGTTCTTAGATATAGCGACAGAGGGTCATCCTATTCAAGGCCTGACTACAGGCATTACTGTTTCGGATGCATTCATTGCTAAGATGAAAGCTGGAGATGCTGATGCCCGCAAGCTGTGGGCTAAGGTTCTTCAGAGACGTTCTGAAATTGGCTTTCCATACATCTTGTTCTCGGACAATGTAAACAAAGGCAAACCAGAAGTGTATAAAGATCTCAAGATGGAGATCTACGCATCCAATATGTGTTCAGAGATTGCTCTACCATCATCAGCAGAAGAAACATTTACTTGTGTACTGTCTTCAATTAATGTTGCTAAGTGGGATGAGATCGAGGAGACAGATGCTATCGAGACTCTGATAATGTTCCTTGATACAGTTGTAACTGAGTTTATTAATAAGACTGAAGGAGAGCCTTATTTCAAACGTGCGCACAAGTTTGCTGTACGTCACCGCGCTCTTGGTGCCGGTATCTTGGGTTGGCATTCACTCCTACAGTCAAAGATGTTAGGGTTTGAGAGCAAAGAAGCAGCTCAATTGAACCTACACATCGCCAAGACAGTTAAAGAGCGCTCGTATGCAGCATCGACAGAGCTAGCTGCTCTGTTTGGCGAGCCTGAGCTATTAAAGGGTTATGGTCGTCGCAATACTACATTGAATGCTATTGCTCCTACCAAGTCTTCTAGCTTTATCTTGGGTCAAGTATCTCAGTCTATTGAACCTGAGTTCTCTAACTGCTATGTTAAAGATCTTGCCAAGATGAAAGTAACAATCAGGAATCCATATCTGTCGGACTTGTTGAAGAAAAAGGGTGAGGATAAGCCAGAGATCTGGGATCAGATTCGTAACAACGATGGGTCAGTGCAGAAGCTCAATGTACTGACTGATCAAGAGAAAGAAGTATTTAAGACTTTTTCGGAGATTAATCCTGAAGCTATTATTAACCAGGCGTCGACTCGTCAAACCTATATAGATCAGGCGCAGAGCATCAACCTTATGTTGGACCCTGATACATCAGTAAAAGAAATCAACCAGCTTTACTTGCTGGCTCACGAACTGGGTATTAAGAGTCTATATTATAGTTTCTCTATGTCAGCGGCTCAATCATTAACAAGGAAGCAGGTCATGTCAGATGACTGCGCAGCATGTGAGGCATAAATGGAAGAAACAGAATACTACGGTCAATGCTACAATTGTGAAGTTGAGACAGAGGTTCTGGTCTATGAAGAATCAGAGCTCCCGCTCTACTGTCCCATGTGCGGAGTTGGAATGGAATATAAACAGTCTGACGACTAGACTAAATACCCTCATAGGAATGTGAGGGTATTTTTTTATGTGGCACTATGAAGGCGAAGAGTATACACAGGCTTTGGGAATGTACCAAGGGTTTGTATATAGAATTACCGAACTTGATACAGGCAAGATGTATGTTGGCAAAAAGTACTTTTGGAAGCCAAAGACATTGCCAGTGACCAAAACCCGTAAGAGACGCGTTAAAACGCTTGTTGAAAGCGACTGGCAGAAGTACTATGGGTCCTCTGCCGAAGTTAAATCCTTGGTCGAGCAGAAAGGTGCAGCATCGTTTAAACGCGAGATTCTTAGGCTTTGCGAGACCAAAGGAGACTGTAGTTATTATGAAGCTAAGCTACAATTTAAGCTTGACGTTTTGTTGAATCCGATGTATTATAATGAATTCATAGGGTGTAAGATTCACTCTAAACATCTGAGGAAGTGACATGATTCTAATTGACTATAATGCTATTGCAATCAGTAACGTGGTTGCAATGAAGCTAGATGTACAGGAAGATATGATTCGTCATATGATTCTTAATAGTATTCGTATGCACCGGGTTAGACATAAAGAGAAGTATGGCGAAATCGTTATCTGCACCGATGGTGGAAAGAACTGGCGTAAAGATTACTTTCCTCAGTACAAACATAAACGTAAAGCCGCGCGTAAAGAATCTACAATGGATTGGACTGAGCTGTTTCGTATTACCAATATGGTTCTCCAAGAGATCAAAGAGAACTTCCCTTGGAAGGTCGTAGATGTAGATGAGTGTGAAGCTGATGATGTGATTGGTGAGCTGTGTCGATTAACTCAAGAGTTTGGACATTTTGAGAATGTAATGATTATCTCTGGCGATAAAGACTTTGCGCAGCTTCAAAAGTTTAATAACATTGCCCAATACTCACCTGTACAGAAGAAATTTATTAAAGAAGATAGGCCTTTATCGCAGATCTGGAACCTGGTACTTAGAGGTGATACGTCTGATGGTGTCCCAAATGTTTTAAGCGCTGATAATTGCTTTACGGATGAGATTCGTCAAACGCCCCTCCGTCAAAAGAATATCGATATATTGATTAATGATCCTATGGCTCTCGGCGAAGAAGTGTTTCGCAACTACACAAGGAATAGAAAGCTAATTGATTTGGAGTACACACCCAATGAAATTAAGCAACGCATTCGGAATATATTTGAAGCATATTCTGTGCCCAAGCATAAAGTTATGAACTATCTTGTGGAAAAGCGTTGTCGTCTTCT